ATCACTTGCTTCGATGAACTTTGTGTAAATCCAATCTGTTGATACAAAACTTTCACCAGTGTAATTACTTTGACCCTGTAAATAACTCTCAGCGGTAATACCAGTATTACCGATATCAACCTTTCCAGGAATACTAACAATTGGATACACTGGAGTTGGATTTGTTTGTCCGCCTGTAGCGTACAATATTAAACCATCATCTGGAGTTTTAAGTGATAGCGTGGCACCTGTACGAGATAATGAAAGATTCCCGCCAGCGTCGCCAACCTCATAACCAACTGCTTTTACAGTTCCTGTGTTAGTTCTTCTAACAAGTGTATCAGCATCTGGATCAGCACTAACAACAGTAACACCATAGTTACCTTCGCTTAGTTTAATTAGTGCAGAACCAGGGAATCCAACATCGCCTGATACAATGGTGTTTGTAAAGTCTAGATCTTCAAGACCAAGACCAAATTTAACAACATCACTAAAGTCAATTTGATCTGTATAACCTGTGCCAGCAACCACTCTACCAATCACTTGATACTGATCAATGTTTTGTAGTTCGTGGAATTCAACACCATTTACTTTAAGTCTTACATAACCATCTTTAGTTATAAAGTTTTGATCTGAGAACTTGGCAAGACCTAAGTCTGCTTGTGTCTTTGGAGCAGTACCGTCCCAACCAACTACTGGATCAAATTCAGGGAACGTATTTGCCTTTTGCATTGCAAGTTTACTTTGTGAAATTGCAGCACTTGGGCTAATCATACTATTAACAATACAACCTGGTGTAATAACAATAGTTGTTTCTGCTTTTGTTTGCGTTCTATTAACTGTTACTTGAACATTACTTGCTGGGTTTAGATTTGAATTTGCAAACTCACTTCTTGGACTCATTAATATTGTTGCAGTACCAGTGCCGTTAGTAACAATGTCACCTAACGCAAATGTACCGGCAGTAGGAGTAATTGCAATTTTTCTTACTTCATATGCAGCGCCAACATCACCTAGTATTTGATCAAAGTCAACATCAATATCAATGATAGTACCTGTTACACTTGGATCACCAACTTTAGTAAGTACATCACCGTATGCAAATGCAGAACTTGGAACATCTGTAATAATTTTCTTCTTGTTAGTGGAAACAATAAAATCATTGGCACCAACATTATTAATTTCAAAGTCTCTTAATTCTGCAAGTTCGTCATGATCAAGCACTCTTGCATCAACATAGTTTTTATTAGTTGCAGCAGTGCCGTCACCGTTTGGTAGTCCAACGTTAACTATTTGATTTTCGTCTACATCAAGTGTGCCTTCTAATGCACTACTACCATCAAGTGGTAAGAAACCAGTGCCAATTCTAGTAGATGTTAATTGTGCTCCTGCAACAGTAGTACCTAATCTTCTTGACAAGTAAGATGCTACTGCTTTTTCTGTTGGAACTGCTGAACTTGATTCGTCAGCAAACGAGTCGTCTGTACTAAACTCGTCAACAACAACACCTTTCTTAAATCCTAGTGCAGTTGCATTAGATAAACCTACGTCTCCTGAGAAACTAATAGCACCTGTTTCTTGATTAACATTAAAGAATCTACCAACTCTATAAATTCCTGCTTCGTCTGTACTTGTGTGATAAATTTTACCACGTGTTCTTTCCCAAACTTGTGCGTTCGATGCAGTTTCTGAGTTTGAATAACTTTCTGCAACAGAGTTGTCTGGATCACCAAACACTGCTGCTGGTAAATTAGTAGCATTAACTGAACCAGTACCTACACTATTAAATGTATGATTGTTTGCTTTAATAGTTGCAGTTGAACTAGTTACAGCACCTCCAGTTCCTACTCCTAAACCTGCTGTTAATGTAGTTTCAACCGTAACACTAAATGCATTGTTAATGCCTGTGCCTGAATATGTAGGATGGATATTAGTTCCTGCAACATCGATAATATCTATGTAGTAATAAGATATCATGTCAGTATAACCAGTAACTTGATGTGTTTTACCTTGCCATACAAATGACATACCGCCTACGTAACCAGGATCTCCAGGGTTAGCATCGTTAACACTGTCGTATACTAATCTAGCAAGATCCCCTGCATCTAGTAATTGAATTGCAATACTAGTATCACCTTGTGCAGAACCGTGGCCGCCACTAAGGTTAGGAAGTCTAGTTGTAAAGTTAACAAAGTCGTAGCCTATATCAGACGTATAATTAACAGTGTTTGCAGCCAACGGCAAACCAAATGTATCATTTATAGAAATATCAGTTGCTTTGTACGTTGTTTGTGAGTCGTTATAATTTAATGCTACATTTGATTTTGACACCAATGTAGCAGTATCAGCAACACCATTAATAGTTTGGTTGTAGTTATGTCTAAATTCAATAAGTGTATTGTGTGCTACTGTATCTTGTAGTGTACCATAGTAGTCATTTGACTGAACACTATCTTCTCGTAAGTATAACTGGTAAACAGAGTTACTTAAAACACCTGCACCAACTTCATCACCTGCTTCACCTTCAGTACCATCATTGTCTAAGTCAGACAAGTTAATAATACTGCTAACAGTATAGTTTAATCTACCAACTGATCCACCATGATGTATTGTAACAATTGAACCAATTGTAGGTTTAGATGCTAAATCGTATACAGTTAGGGTAGCCTCCCCGCTCGCATTTGTATAGGTACCTGTTGTGTACGCTTTAGCGGGTTGAACCATTGCATTTGCTAGGCCAATTACATCTGGAATTTCGTTTGGATCTGAACCTTTAGCAGCAAGACCAAAGTTACCATAACTATTGTTAGTATTGCGTGTAATAATTTCAGCACCGTTGTTAGCATAGATACCAACTTGGTTAAATTCTGTTGTTGTATTGTCAACACTAATAGTTGCTCCGTTATTAGCAATAATACCGTAGCCTAAATCGTTTACAAATTTAGAATTAGAAATAATAACAGTACTATTACCAACTGGTTGGATTACTAAGTCTCTAGCATATAATCCATCAGTAAATTCTGTCTCGTCATAGCCGGTACCGTTATTTGAATTTTCACTCAATGTTGCTAAACACCAACCATTAGTTGCATCATAATGTTGAATACGTTCAATTTGATATCTGTGACCTTCAACATAAAATACTGCTGGTAATTCTGGTTCACGTATAAACAGACCTATGCCTGCAGAACTTTGTAACCATAAGTTAAAGTTATCAACTTTACCCGGTTGTGATCCGCCTAGTCCTGCTCCTGGATCAATAGTAGTAGGAACACTTACTGGCATAGCGCCAATAAATCCATCAACATAAACACCGCCACCAAACGTTTGAGTGTCAGCACCGCCCATAATTGTTTCAACGTTTACTACTTTAGCAGGAGTAAGTTGTTTACCAATCATAGGATCAAGAACAGCAGCAAAACCTAAATGGCCTTGAACAGTTAGATCAGAAATTGTAGAACCGTCGTTTAACCAAAACGCATCTACAAACTTTGTTTCTTTTTGTGTTGCGTAAGTAGAATCAGCAGCATCTATATTATATTGATAACCCCAGCCGCCTTCTTCTTCACCGTTCTGACTAGTAATAAATCCGCCTGGAGCGAACCCCGATAATCCTGTTAATCCGTCAAATGCATTACTGCGGTAGAATGGAATACTGTTAAGAGTTGAGTTGCTATAACCATCAATTGGTTTAATTACAGTTTTACCTGCACCTGCACCTTTAACAGTTACATTCTGTGGAACACGAATAGGGAATCTTTCTTCATATATTCCTGTTTCAACATGAATAACAATATTTTTATCTATTTCACTTTCTGAAAGAATAACATTTTCACCAAGTTGAAATTCAACTGGAGTTTCTAATCTATATAAAATCTTATCGTTAAATGACTGACTAGGATCGTTTGATGTTACATTTAAAATAGTTGCAATAGCACCCGATGTTACACCAGTTACAACCATACCAGGAATTATGTCTCCGTCTGCTTGATCAACCCAATCTTTTGCACCATTGTTTAATACAATGTAATGATCAAAGGTTGAAGTTGCTGTAGTTCCAGTATATGTTTCACTGTCAATTTCTGCGTATACACTATCAAACAATTCAGTTATTCTAGTTTTTAATGATGTAGCAAACGTTATTAATGGGTAATTAGGAACATTCACAGCACCATTGAACCATGTGCTAAATGTTCCAAAGCCACCACCGTATGTCCAACTAGTAGTATCAATATCAATTTCAAAGGTTGTTGGTGTTAATACTTTAACTTGTGCGAGTTGGGCATCATGGTCTGAACCGGAAGCTCTAAACAAAACAAAGTCGCCGTCAGTTAAGTCGTGATTTAACGTACTAGTTACAACACCAAGTGTTTCATTAGAAATTGAATCTATATTTTTTTCTAAATAGTTACTGTTACTTGCTAGTGCAATTACTAGGTCTCTTGCAAATTCAATTGCACCCTTTGTACTTGCGTTATTTTTTGTTGCTTCTCTGATTAGATTGCTATTACTGTAAAAACTGAGAGCGGCTTTATTAGTCAAGTAGTCACTTGAAGTAGCAGCGTCATATGCAATCGAATCATAAACATTATAAAATGCTTCTTCTAAAACAGCAGAAGGTTCCTGATTATAGTATTTGCGAATCCAAGCAAGCATCTGTTCAACAACATACTGTCTATTACTTGCTAGATAATCTTTTTGTGCAGCGTTTGGAATTCCAATCATTGGGTCAACAGTAATGTCTGCATTAGCAGTTCCGTTGTCTCTAGTAATAAGTTGTGAATGTTTTACTTTACTACCGTTTTTAATATAAGAAGCAGATACAAGTGTGTTTGCATAGTTAACAGCATCATATAAACTGTTAAACGCAAACTTAGGTGATGTACCCTTTTGTGCAGCCGGAGTAGTGCTTTCTAATGCCTTACCGGTTGTGTTAACATATAAATCAACTACACTGTTATGTGAAGAATAAGAATCAACATATAGTTTTGTAGTTGCTTGTAAATCTTCGCCAGAACCTAACCCTGCTAGATCTCCTGGACTGTCGTGCAAGTATAATGCACCTTCCATAGAATCGCCCTGTCTACGAACAATACTCTTACGTGGAAGTATAGTATTTTCTAACCAGTTGCCCGCCAAAGACGAATCGTAACTTGCATCTGTAATAGTATGTAAATCACGAGAATCAATAGTTCCACTAATATTAATCTTAGATGCGCTTGCTACTATTGGATCAAAACTTCTAGCACTATCTGCATCATTGTGCAATGAAAGTGCATTATCGTCTACATATCTAATATAATATGTTGACCCCGATGTTAATCCTGTTGGATCTGTATCTTCTGCTTGGAATATAACAGCGGTACCGTTTGCAGCATAAGTTTTACCGTGTCCTGTAATGTTTAGATTGCCACCTGCGTAGTTTTCAACAGTAAGTACATACTCACTAGCATCTGTAGGTTCATCTGGAATACGATTGTATATAGATCCTTTAATTAGGTATCTCTTATCTGCATACTTTTTATCAACTACTAAATCGTCAATAGTAACAGTTTGTCCGTGGGTTAAACTGAATTGTGCTGCTGCTGCATCACTGATTGTTACTTTAGCAATGGCTTTATTATCAGCATACAACGACTCACCTAATTTTGGAGCAAGGTCATCTTCGATTCTTGTAAATGCTGTTGAAATAACAAGTTTGCCTGAACTTTCATAGTTAAACAATATAGTGTCTGCTTCAGACGCATCTAAAGCACTATTGGATGCTAGTTTCACTAAGTTTACAAGTGTACCTGCATCATTTACCATTGGAATGGTATTTGGTTTTAATTCATTTGGTGTATCACTTAGTGATGTAAAAGTTATTTGGCCACCTTGACCAAATACAGCATAGACTTCTGTAAAGTTCTCGTTTACTTTGCGAAACGATTCTCGTATGCTATCACCGGTACCGTCATTACCCTCAATACCGATATTAATTTCTTGTCTTGACATATTAATGCTCCACGGATTTCGTTAAAATATTTTTGTGTTTCTATAACGACATTGTATTTATTATTAATTTTTATAATCTTAATGTAAATACAATATGTTCATACGAGAATACATAGTTCAAAAGTTATATGAACGTCCTAGTAAACTAGGCAAGGTTCACAAATACTATAGAAAAGTTACTATAGTAGTGTTTCGTTGTGATAATTGCAATGCTGAATTTGAAAGATCCAGAGGAAGTATGGATCCTAAACGTCTAAATAATAATTACTTTCACGTATGTAAGAACTGTGATAGTAAGAAATTTGCTCAAAAGAAAGGCGTGGAAAAGAAACAAGTATGGAATATGTCTGCTAGTAGCAATCTTCCTGTTGGAAAATACTAGGAAAATACAGATTCATCAAAGTTAACGCTAACCCCGCATCCACATGCAGATTTAGCATTTGGATTTTGAATGTCAAACATTGCACCCATAATGTCTTTCTTGTAATCTATGTTAGAACCAAATAAAAACATGATGCTAGGAGCACCTATCACAAGGTAACCATTACCACAATCTACTATTTCGTCACCTTGTTCTAGTGCGCTTTTGTCTTTGATTAGATCCCATTGATATTCAAAACCAGCACAGCCTCCGCCCTTTACGTTTAATGAAATAGCATACGCTTCATTTTCTTGGCAGAGCTTGTTAACTTGATCTTGTCCTGATTCTGTAATAGTACAAATTTCCATGCTACTCGCTCTTCCAAATAGTCCAGGCGCCGTAGGCAATACAGCCAAGACCAATAATATTAGTAGGTGCTAATAGCATTGCAAGTCCTGCAATTACAAGTACAGCACCGTCCCATGTTGTACGTTCTTTAATACGATCATTAATCCATTTTTGTATCATAACTTTCTCCTATGTTTATGTGAATATTTATTAAATAATAGTAAGGAGCATTAATATATGTCTTTTAAAGAATTTAAAGAATACTGGGTTAACGTATTTGCGGTTTTTGCTGAAGCAAACTCTGGTGTTGATATAGGTAACGGCAAGAAAATTATACTAGGGGGAGAACCTATGTCAACTTTTATAGTAGAAGGTGCAGGGGCAGTTGAAATTAAACCAGAGAAAAAGAAGAAAAAAGAATAAACTCAGTTTTAATAACAAAAAAATATAAGTGATGTAAATATTATTCCTTAAGGAGTAAATTTTATGACACTAGAAGCAACATTATTACTTATTGGTGTAGGTGCGTTAATTGCGTGGTTTTTCATTCATAACACAGAAGAACCTACTAGCACTGAACCAGAAAAGTCAGATCATTCAACAATGGTAGTTACTGATGAAGGTTCTATGGAAGTACCAGCGGCAGCACCAGCAAAAATGACTGCCAAAAAAGAAACAAGCAAAAATACTGCTACAAAGAAAGCAAAGGTTGATTTAGACAGTATGTCTAAGAATGACCTACTTGCTCATGCTAAAGCAAACGGTGTAAAAGCAAATGCTAGTATGAATAAGGCTGCTATTCTAGAAGCAATTAAGAACGGCTAAGTCTAGTACTTAACTGATCAATTGCAGTTTCACAGCGAGTGAGCTTTCTCTCTAATACAGTGATAGCCGCTCGCTGTTTTTTTGACTGCTCTTCTAAACTGCGAACATAATCCATTGTTGGAATTTCACGTTGTGAGCCATCTTCTGCAACCATAGTAAAACGATCTACGCCTTGCGCTTTTAGACCGCCAGTTACGCGATTAGGATTTTTATCAGGTGATGTATGGGTTAGTGCAGCCTTTTGCTTGCTTCCGTACATTTTAGTTAGATAACTCATAGTTTTTCTCCGTATTGTATTTATCGTGGACGTTTTAGTTCATGTAATAAAAACTCGTTACGATCACACCAGAAATCTTCAAATATTGGCTCGAATTCGATGCTTCCTGGACTCTCAGTGCTTATTACTTCACAGCGTTTAAACCATAACTGTTTACGAGACAGGAAGCATTTCCTCGGTAGCAGTGAACGCTTCTCCGTTACTTTGGTTCTGCGATTGTTGAAAGTGTAAAACTTCAGTGCTTCCTCGCTGAAAATGATTTTTTCCGGTATTGGCATAGTTATACAATTCTATTGATGATAAGTTTTTGCATTTAGACTCAACCATAATGTCTGCATATGGTAAGAAAGTTAATGCCCAGTCGTTAACAGCGCGGTTCCACATATAATCACTGTGGGCACGAAGTTTTTGTTTTTTGTATCCTTGTTCAAGCAATGCTTGCATATTAGGCTTTTTGCCTTTGGCTTGTCTATCTAAAAGATCTTCACGTGATACTGAATAATGAATGACAGGACGAACACCACGCCAACTATCTATTATGCGACTAAATCTATCGTCGGTTGGTAGAATGTATTCACCACTAGCGACCCAGTGGTGGTGTATGTCAAGAACGAGTGCGACGTGGTTGGCAAGTTCCAGACTGGCGTCCACTCCCCACGACATTTCGTCGTTCTCAATAGTAATACAGTTTCGTGCTTCTGGAGACAGTCTTGGAAGGACGTTGATGATACCGGCTGGACCTTGTCTACCGGAGATGTGGACGTTACACTTGAAGTCTTGCCAATCTTTACCGTAACCCATCCACCGAATAATGTCCGTGTGATATTCAAATTCTTCTATGCTCCTATCTACGATATCGTCATTGTCGCTAGCCAACACAGTAAACTGCCCAGGATGCATACTAAGCCTAACGTCCAACGACCTTGCGAGGGCGCCAACCCTTGCGAAATGCTTTTCGCAATAAGCGACCACATCAGGTAGTTTCCAATAATAGCACCAGTCAGACTGAGTGTATACAGGAAGGCAATCACTGCCGAGTCGAACCATTCGTAATTCATGTGGTAAACTCCCTACGTATTCAATCAGGTTGTAGTACGATTGAATGTTATGCACCATGATGTCCCACAGCCGTTCCTCGGCAACATCACGTGTCTGTCTATTAAGCCACTGAACTGTAGTACTCTTAGTGTTCAGTGGACGTTGAATTTCTTCAAGCAGTTTCTTCTTCTGCGTCTGATCTGGGTGCATGTATTTACATGCGAAGCCTATACGTTCTGTTACCATTTTCTATAACTTCCGTCAAGTTCGTGTGTGCCTGAATTATGTATTGCCCATGCTATACAGTTGTACCATGCATAGTTTGGATTCTGTCTTAGTTGTTTGTACCATTGTTTAAATAGTATAATACGTTTCTTAAACCTTGTCAAACGGTTAATCAACATAATTTTGTAATAAGTTCCAAGTGTTTTCCCAATTTTGTATATTATAACATTCGCCTAACTTGTTGTCAAGTATTAATTTTGCCAATGGATAATCATTTCCCTTTTCATCCATTCTATCTCCAAAGAATAGCAATCTAATATTATCAAACTCAAAGTCTTTTAATATCTGGCCTTTATCTGCGCCTTTAGGAGCAATATCTAATCCAGTTTCCCCGCCTACAGTAGCAGTTAAATTTACAAAATGATTATTGAACTTATTTGCAATGTTTTGTCTTTCTTTTGTTTCATTGTCCCACTTTACATATGCTTTTCGTTCTATCGCATCAGCATTACGTCCAACTATGCTAAAGTTCACCATACCAGGACGATGTTCAAAATGTAAGCCTGTACGTAGAGGAAATTCACTAGACACAAGTTGTCCACTTAACCAATCGTGTGCTTCTTCTGGAAGCACCCAATAATTTGTGTTAATGTTTTTACCTTGCGACCAAACATCATTGCCGTTGCAATTATAAACACGGATTACATTTTCACAAATAGTTGTACCTAGTTGTTCTACTGTTTTTGGATAGTCGCTTCCTGTTACAAGATACACATGGTGACTATAACAAAACTCTAAAAACCATCTTTGGAAATTATCATCTATTTTGCCACGACTAGGAGTTAGTGTTCCGTCTACGTCAAATATAAACCCTTTCATCTCCAGTTCTCCTTTACCCACGGATCGTTACAGTTATGTGGATTTGGGTCGCCGTGGAATACACAAATACAACAATCTTCTTTTGGTACACAATCTTCTACCCTAGCAAATGTTCTTGTACCTTTTCGTCCACCAGGTGCCCAATCTTTAGTTTTTCTAATTTCCCATTTCCAACTTTGTATCCACTTGTCGGGATATAAAGTAGCAGGAATATTATTATCTTTAGTTGCTTTAAACAACCAATCCTGATCTCCATGCAGTTGACGCATAATAACTTTATAATTTTTATTAAACTCTTCCCAAACTACGTGCAGTTGTCCTTTTGTATATCTTACAATAGAACTGTTATACTTTTGCCAATCAACACGCATTGCTCTAGTAAAGTCACGTATTGTACACCATTTACCTGGATTAAACGTAAACAATTTATCTATGTTAGATGCAATTACTACGTCTAGATCAATATATAATATTGTTCCTTCAATAGGAAGATCCTTACTAAACATATACGGTTTACACCACCAACCTTTTAAGTAGTCGGGTAATGGAATTATTTTAATGTCTGGATGTATTCCTTTTGGATTATCAGTTAAACAATAAAAGTCAAATGTTAAAGTGCAATGCCGCTTTACCATATTAAAAAGGATATTAA